CAATGCCGCCATTGTCCGTTGTGTAGTCTCCCGGCACATAGCCGTCCCAGCTGGCATAGGTGCTTTCAATCACCGAATCGGCAATCGTGATCATGCTGGTGGTATTTGCGGACCACACCTGCACGGCGTGGCCACAGCCGGCAATCGTGCAATCGCCCAACGTGTCGTTGAGCATCATGCCCCATTGCGCATTGCCCTTGGTCCAGTCCGCGCTAGCGGGCGGTGTGGGCAATGCCGGAGTCAGATACTTGGCAAACGTCAGCGTTCGCGTATCTGTTTTGATCGCCTTGCGTCCAAGCCGTTTTCCAAACAATTCCTGTCTGCTCATGCCGCTTCCTCGCTCGCGTTGCTTTCTCCGCAGCAAACCTTTAAAATCTCGCCCATTTCTTGGATGTGCGCCGCAAATAACGTGCGCAGCGCTTCCAGCTCTTCCACGCTGTGTGCTTCTGTCACCGCACGCGTCAACCGTGGAATCGACTCGGCCATAAAGCCCACCAGCGTTGGCTTGTCGTGGTATTCGGCAAGCAGCAGCTCCAGCGCATAGCCGGGGTCGTCGATGCCGTGCTCGTGTTGCCATTCCTCAAGGCCGCTCTCGATGAACTCGCGTTGCGACTGTCTAACGCTCCATTTCACCGAAGTGTTTCTGTCTTTGGGCGACGTATTCTCGGCCAAAGACACATACTTCCCCACTTCGCTTTGGAACTCTCGCGCCTGCATGGTGGCGGCGGCATTCAGCAAAGCAGGGTCCGCGCGCATCGCAGAAGGGGCCTTGGCCAATTCCTCGGCGTTTGAAATCGACATCGAGAGAAATTGCTCTTTCGTCAGCATCTGGAGCTGCTCAGCCAATCCCGTCATCTTGAACCACGTCGAATGGCCAATACCTTTGCTGGCGCGATAGCTCAGTTCGTCGGGATAGCCCAACCGCTCCCAGCCGTTGTTGTGCTTGATGAAGTAGCCCTCCCAGCCAATCAGCATTGATCGCTTGTTCAGCGCTACCCACGATTCAGTAATTGTTTGATCGCTCTCGTGAAGCCGTTCATCGAGACTTTTCACTGGAGCCATCACCTGAAACATTGCTGTTTCCATGTTGATCCTCCCCGATTCGTTGCTTCTTATTCCGTGTCTTCCTGTCCTGAATACTTATCGAGCCAGGCGTTAAAGTGGACGGTCAGCGTCTTGGCCTCATCAATCGTCAAGCTGTTGTCGCAAGAAAAACTCGATCCGTCCTTGCGCACCGCCAGCACGAGTAACTTGGCAATCTGCTCGTCTTCTTCAATCAGGCGAGCGGCAATAGCCGCAGGCGTTTCTGGAAAAGTTGTCATCCTGCCTTCTCCTGTTTGTTGAACAGCGGTGCATCACCTTCAATACGCAAGCGCGCAATTTCCACGTACTCTGGATTTACTTCAATGCCGATAAAATTGAATCCTTCTCGCAGCGCCGCAATGCCCGTCGACCCCGATCCCATAAACAGATCGAGCACGGTTCCTTGCGGCGGAGTTACTAACCGGCAGAGATAAGTCATCAAGGCTATGGGCTTAACCGTTGGATGTGTATTGCTTCGCATAGTTTTTCCGCGAAGATAAGGGTTATCGATCGGAACTTTACGACCATCATCCACAATCTTTTCTTCAGTTCCCCACAATCCCCGGTTACGTTCTTCGCGGCTGGCTTTGGCGCAGTAGAAAAACCGCGCCGCAGAACCGGCATCGCCACGCGGTTCCCATCCATAGCCATTGGTTCCGTATTTTCCGTATACATTTTGCTGAGTGCGCTGGCCATCGTCACTAGCACGTAGCTGTCCCGGCGCATCGGGAAATGCCGCAAGCACTTCTTCGCTGCCATCGTGGATCACGTTGGCAGGCCAGCGGCCAAGACCGTCCACAAGGGGGGAAATTTGGTCATTCAGTCCCTTGCCGAAGCAATTAACGGAGTTTCCTCCGATATAATCTGTGGTTGATTTACAACCACCATTCATCCCCACTCGGCACGCATCGATGTGCATCGCACCAGTGCCGTATTTCAAAACATTGGCTGTTACAGTACCAACCAGCGGCTTACGCGCAACAACTATTGGTTCATGTGCCGGCTTCAGCGCTGTGCCCCAACCTTCCCACTGCTTTGCTGCGTCCGTGGCTGGAGCAGTGACTTTGCAACCAGCAGACCCATTTGTTAATCCGTGACCATAGATTTCATTACCGGCTGCTTCCCCAAGTCGATATCCCGGTAATCCAAACTTGGTTCCCGTAACTTCCCGTTCTTCTCCCGCTGCCTTATCGATTGCCTTGCTTACATCCAGAGATTTTGGGAAGCCACTCCCATAAATCCACATAATCTGGTCGCGGATTTCAAAACCCGCATCTTCGATGGCGCACGCCATTCGGTGATAAGTACGACTGCCGCCGAATGCCAGCAGATATCCACCAGGCTTCAACACACGCAACGCTTCAACCGCCCAGGAAAAATACCAATCCTGAAGTGCCTGCATTACACGCGCATCCGCACCATAGCTCGCGCCATTGCCATTGCGAACCTTGCTACGGCCATACGGGCTATCAGGCGTCTGCATCGTACCGTCAAATCCTTGTCTGTGATCTGTTTTCCACGGAGCATCCCAGTCTTTGCCCATAAACTCCAAGCCATAGGGCGGGTCCGTGACGATGGAATCCACCGACGCGTCTGCCAGCGTTTTCAGTTGCTCCGTCACGTCACCTTCCAAGATTCGATACACGCTTGAACCCCGCAGTTTTCTGTTTATGCTGCCACTCGTTGCGTATTCTTCAACTTCGAATGATTTTTCTGCTGCTTTGAAATTCCCAACAGCAAGCGCCGCGACGCATCGTCGGCGCATCTGTCGAGCTGGTCCAGAAGCGGCGGTAACTTCTCCGTCTTCTTGGCTGAAAGCCCAAACCGATTCACGTATTTCAACTTGCGCACATTCATGGCAACCTCAAGCAGCTTTCTGTCTGCGTCTACGCACTGCAATTTGTTTCAGCTTCTTTACCTTTTCTTCCGCATTCCAGAGCAGGACATCGAGCGCGCAAATCCGCTGCAATGCCCAAGTGCGATCCAGCAGATGATCGTCGGCGGCTTTGGCCAATGCCCGCCGAAAAAGTACCAGCTCAAACGGATTCATCGTCACCGTTACATCGGTTTTAGCCATCAGTCGTACCTCTCAATGGATGCGTGAACATCGGGATCAAACGGAATGGGTCCTCTCTCCAGCGGCACCAAAGCCAAGTTCCCGCCGCCGTGCTGAATGGTGAAGGAGATCGGCTCACGAGATTCAGCCGCCTTGGTTTCAAACTCGGCACGACGGATCATCTTTTTCTCTCCAGCGTTTTCAATCGAGAAACCGATGGACCATTCCGTCCAGCCGTGAATCGAAGTTGCGCCGCGAATGCGCGTAAAGAAGCGTCCCGTGCCTGCTTCCTTGCTCACGTGGTGAATCACGCCGATGGCGCAACCGGCTTGCTGGCCCATCTGGCCAATCTTTTTCACCACCTGCCCCATCTCCGTGTTGTTGTTCTCGTCGCGGTTGTGCAGGCGGTTCAGCACGTCGAAGATGGCAAACTCTACGCCACGCTCTTTCAGGTCTTCGGCCATGTGCGTCAGCTGGTCGTCGTTGTCGACGTCAAAGTCACCAAGTTGCTCGCGGGTGTTCACCCAAAGCCATCCGGAAGGGTCCTCGCCGGGGTCAAGGCCTTTCCCGCGCAACAATGCCTGCACACGCACCTTGGTCAGCACGGGAGAGTCTTCGCGGCTAATGTAGGCGGTGCGGATGCGGCGGGGAATCTTGCATCCCAGCCAAGGCTTGCCCGTGGCCAGAGAAAGCAGCAGATCGAGAGACGCCAGGGATTTTCCGGTTTTCGGCTCGGCCGCGATCATGCCGTTGCCGCCTACCTGGATCACGCCATCCACCAGCCACTCGATTTCTGCGTCGGCGGTCATGGACCACTCCACGGCGTCGACTAGCCAGTTCTCTCTCTTGGCATCCGTACCCACCCAGAGCGGCGATTCCACAATTCGCTTCTCCAGCTCGGCCACGGTGTGTTCTTTCAGAAAGTCGCTGACATCGCTTTTCTCTGGCATCTCCGGGAAGGAGATCACGCGCACGGCATAGGCAAAGGGCGCAACGGATGCGGCAACCGTCTCCGCGTAGATCTGGCCAGGTTCGTCGTTGTCGGCGAAGATCATCACCTGCTTGCCGGTAAAGTACGGCGCGTAGGTGTCCAGCCACTTCGGCGAATGCCCCTTTTGCCATGCGCCGTCGTAGGTCGTCGTCGTGGCAATCGAAAAGGCATATTTGGCAAAGAGATTGGCTTCCAGCAGATTGTCGGCATCTTTTTCGCCTTCGGTGACTAAGGCGATGTTCGACTTCACCAGATGCGGCAGGTTGTAGAGCACGCGCCGCGTCCGTTCGCCTTCCTTGGCATCGATGCCCGGCTTCCACACACCGTCCACCAGACGGAAAACCCGGAAAGTCTTTTCGCCGATCTCCGGCTGGTAGCGCCGTTTCTGGAAAAGGGCCAATCCGTTCTCGTCGCGATAGTCGTAGATCGCCACGGGGGGGCCGAGCTGCATCTCGCCTTCGCGACGTGCTACCGGCGTCGCTCCGGTAATCTCGGCCACGTTGATTTCGGCTTGCTCCAGCGAGCAGTGAGAGAACCGCGCTTCGAACTGGAAGACGTTGCCCTTGGCACCGCACGCATGGCAGTTAAAGCCACCGTTACCGTCGAGAAAGAGCGTGCAAGATGGATTGTCTTCGGAATGGAAGACGCAACGCACAGCGGCCTTCTCACGCGCCGGAATGTGCTGTCCAGGATGACGGTGCTCGAAGTAATGCCGAATTTGATCGAAGCTAAGCTGCATTGCGTTTCCCCTGTCTCAAGTTCCCGTTGTGCCTTGTGGAACCCCACGGCCAGGTCTTCGACCGTGGGAGAGTTACGCTACGCTTAGCACTTCGTAGGCGCGCACACCCGGCTTCAACCCCCAACGCTTCGATGTTCGCCATCGGCCTTCGCCAAAGAACTTTTCCGGGCCACAGGACCTGCTGATCTTGCCCATAGCATCCAGGCGGCAGTATTCCTTCCAGGCCGCAATCATGCCGTCTCGGATACCGTCTAAGTCGCCGGGATAGGTTTTCAGCTCCTGGTCGGCCTGCTTAGCAACCTCGTTGCGAGCCCAAGTCGTCGTTACTTTGATCGCTTCAGTTACAGCCGTTGCGATCATCTGCGCTTCGTCGCTCAACGGCTCGTTCACCCGTTGCTGCATAGTCCGGTTTTTCCATCGGTCTCTCGGAGAAAGAGAATCACCGGGGGACTCGGCGGATTCCGGCGTTTCTCCGGAATCTGCCCCCCTGTTCCCTGTTCCCTGTTCCCTGTTCCCTGTTCCCTGTTCAGGGCGGAGCGGCTCCGTAACTTCCCCGAGACTCTCGGGATCTTTCACGAGTAATTCCGGAGAGCCGCCGGAAATTCCCGGAGATCCTTCCCATAAGATGGGCAAACTACTGAACTTACTTTTTGTAGGGTGACTAATCTTCTGATGGTTTTTGAAATGGATGATCTGTCCATAGCGTTTACCGTTGTAGCTGCCGAAGCGTAAATAACCGATCGATGCAAGTTCTTTCAAATATTTCGAAATATTTTTAAAATCTTTGCGTAATGGGCACGTTCCAGCACGCACAAGCACCGGATTTGCGTTGAAGTAGCCTTCGTCATCGGCATAGCAGAGCAGCGCTTCAGCAAGAAGATGCGCTTGCGCCGACAAGGACGAAAGTCCTTCATTTGCGTTGAACTCGGGTTTCACTGTCCGGATACGTCCCATCGCTTATCCCTGTTTTTCTGTGCTTTCTGCTTCTTGCTGTTCCTGCACAATTTGGAAAAATTCCTCTGGATCAAAATAGGAATTATTCCCTTCAAATTTCACTGTGCAACGCGCAGTGGCACCACCTACCGTACTGTGGATTTCGATGCAATCTGGATCGTCAGTTTTTCTTGTCCATTCGCGCATCCGTTTGTCCTTCGTCAATCTGACGAGACATTTCAGCCGCTCCGAAATGGCAAAGACTCGTTCGACAGCATTCTTCCGCTTTTTGTACTTCTCGAAAAGAATTGCCAATGCAGTATCAAGTCCCGGTTTTTCTCCAGTTTTCTCGCAGTACTGAGCCATTTCTTCAAATAAATCGAAGATTTCCTCTGGCTTAATCGGCATGTTTGCGATGTGCTGCCAGCGTTTTGATTCACTGCTCATACTCTGTCCTCCCATTTTTCTGCGCTCCTCGAAAAAATGCGCAACGAATCCCCGGCCGCTCAAGGAAGCAGAGTGGCAAAGTCGCATTCATTCAATGCACTGTTTTTGTTGTTTGAGTTATGCAGCTCTCTCTGCAGCGCGCTCGGCCAGCCAGTGTTCAATGTCGGCAGACAGCCAACCCATGGCACGCACGCTGAGCTTTACAGGGGGAGGAAAAGAACCTGACTTTTGCAACGAATAGATCGTGGATGCACTCAGTCCGACCATCGCTACCACTTGCTTTTTACGCAGAATTGCAGGTGAGCCTGGTACCTCGGTAGGTTTCTTCATTGATTGTCCCTCAAGCGAAACTAACGTGATTATTCTCGTTTTTTTTTGCTTTGCAAGTGGAATTTTCAAAACTAATACTATAAGTCGAGATAAGTCGAGAATGAGCTAAAACGTCGAGGCAAAAGGGCCGGCGCACGGGGTATTTTCCCCTCGCGGCCGGCTCATTTTTTTAGAATTTTGTTGTTAGGCGGCGGAAATTTTTCGCGTTGCCTTGTTGCGACACTCGTCCAAAAAATCTGCCCAGCACTGCATCATTTGTCGGCGCGGTTCAAGATATTTTGCCCTGTTGTAACTTGCCGCAACCATATCACCAGCACCGGCGCGATGGGCAAGTTGCGTTTCGATGTGCAAATGATCGAAACCTCGTTCGTGCAAAAAGGTTGATGCGACACCTCGCCAGCCGTGCCCAGTCATTCGCCCCTTATAGCCAGCACGCTCAAACATTTCCATTAGTGCCGCTCTGCTCATCGTTTTTGAGTTGCCTTTGGCACTCGGAAACATATATTCTCCGTGGCCAGTTAAAGCATGCAACCGTTTCAGTGCAGCAACGGTTTGCAAAGCAAGCGGAACCAAATGTTCTCTTTTTTCCTGCTTTCTGCCTTTCATTCGTGCCGCAGGAACGACCCATATTTTCTCCTCCCAGTTGATTTCACTCCATCGTCCAGAAAGCAATTCTGTAGTGCGTAAGAAAGTTAGACTAAGCACTTGCATACCAATGCACGTCGTAGGATAGCCAGTACTTTGATCAAGTTTCTGAACCAGGGCAGGAACTTCCGGGAGTGAAACACGCGCAAAATGCCCTTTCACGGTTTTGGTGAGGATATCTGCGGCGCGGATACTGGCAGCAGGATTGAGACTATTCTCGTCCAAAATTCCGTTATTAATCCCCCAGTAAAAAATCTGCTTGATCGTCTCCAAATTGCGACGGGCAACTTCATGCGCACCGCGCTTATCTGTTTCCCGAATCAAGTTCACAATATCCATCCGCCGGATGTCTTCCGGACGCATCATGCCAAACTGAGGAACTATATCCTTTTTAATCTTGAGATCAACACAATAAATGGTTTTTTGGTCCTTGTCGGTTTTCCACCAGTCAAACCATTGTTGCGTCAAATTTTCAAAGTTTAGCTCGGTCGTTGCCTTTTTTTCCTTCGTAGCCAGCGCCTCTCGCCGTTCCTGCTTGGCTTCCTGGCGCTCCGCCATAGGATCGATGCCAGCGGCCAACTTTGCCCGCGCCTCGGCGTGAAGGAGCCTTGCCCGGGCCAAAGGGATCTCTGGATATGCGCCAAAAGCCATAAGGCGTTCTTTGCCGTTGCTGTGGTACTTCCAGCGCCACAGCTTTCCTCCTGTTGGTTTGACCAGCAGGAAGAGTCCGCCACTGTCGCTTAAGCGGTACGGTTTAGCCTCGGGTTTTGCTTTCAAACACTTCAAGTTTGTCAATTCATTCGCGGTCGCCATTGATCTTTTTCCTTCTATTCCGGAAAGGAATACATGCGGGATACTTTCAAATATACCCCCAAAAAGTATCCCGGTAAATCGCCGTTTGCAGATAATTGTTGTCAACTCTCCTAAACGCTAACGATTCAAAAAGTCGATAGGCAAAAAGCAGAAATCTTTTGTTTTAAATGGGATAGAAAGATAGAAACATGGAAGAAACGTTTAGAAAAGTCGGAAAAGATCGAAGCGTGAATATTTAGTGCAAGAATACGATAACGAACAAAATAAAAGACTTATATGAAATTTATAAAAAGTACCCCCAAAAGTATCCCGACGCTGAATTTCTTTGTAAAAGCACTTCGGCGACCGCTCTACGCGGTCGCCGAAGTGCTTCAGAGATTCGCACGACTCTCTAGCGGAGGTACCAGCGTGGGTATCGTCATCGAACTCGGATGATGCTCCATAGTGCCTAAAAATATCTTCAATTCCGAAACGCGGAAACGATATGTGCACTTGCCATTGGAGCCAATCACAAAAGCAATACAGGGGATTTTGCCTTCATGCGCCCAGCGCTTAATCGTATTCACGCTAAAGCCAAGGTACTTGGCCGCTTCTTTGGCATCGATCAGGGGTTCAAGTGGTGGTTCTACAGATGCGATACCCATTGCTTTACTCCTTCATACGTCCACAAACTGTTCATTCTCGATCAATTTGCATCAACTATCCCTTTTTGAAACAAAATTCAACAGGAGTGTAGCATAAAGCAACAAAGAAGTGTAAATAATGTGGAAAAGACTTTTAGAGCGTAAAGGGAGACAAAACAAAGGGCCAGCCACCGAGGAGAGACCAGCCCTTTGCAAAATAACCGCTTATGAAGAGCACCAGTTCAAAAGCGGCACCAGCACAGGCACGAACTACCCGCCTGTTTGCATTGAACTTCCGTTCCGATTTTCTGTCAAGGCTGTTTTTCGGCAGTCCAGATTCCGGACTGCTCCGGCCAGTCGCCACACGCAGAATCAATTCGGCTTTTGGGACCCACTCGGGGTGGGCATCGCGAAAAGGCCCAGCTGATCCAGAATCTGGCTTGAAAATTCCTCGGAAAACGATTCTTTCCATGGATCATCCAGGTGAACCGCCGTATGGGCCAGAATTCTCCCTGCACAATTTGGGCAGCCGAACAAAAAGTGATCTCCCTCCACGACCTCGGGGTCATTGCTATCCTGCATGACCCAGCACAAAACCGCAGAGTGAATATCGTGCTGCTTCAAAAGCGCTTCAAACGCGTCGATGAATTCCTGGCTGGGCATATGGGATTCTCTTTTCCGGGCTTTTCCCCTTGGTTTACACAGTGACGCTTGGTTTATGCCTTGGCAAGCGTCACTGTCCATGCGCTCCAAATGGGTGTGTTGTTCAAGCCGTAGGGGCCTCAGGTGCCTTCGGCGCTTCTGGCACGGCAGGAAGGGCAGCGTCCTTCTTCTTCCGCGTCTGACGTGGCTTGTCTGATTTGTAAACCATAACGGTTTTGGATTTTGGCGGGCACGATACCCGCAGACTGAGGTTTTTGGTTTGGCAGTAGGTTCGGATTGTGTTGGCTGCTTTTTCCGCCAATTTAGCGTCGGTAAAGTCTTCAATTGCAACCTTCGGCAGGCCGTCTTCTCCCAACGACGCATTCAACGCCGAATCGATCAACGTCTTATATTGATCGACATTCGATTTCCTCGGGAAGGCCTTGGTCCAGTCCATCATGCGCAATGACATATTGACACAGCTCCTTGAAGCTATTTTTATTACGCAAAAATCATACGCTTTCTTTG